GCGTGGCTGTGCCGTAGGTCGCGTCAAAGCGCAAGCTGCCGCGCACCATGACCGTCTGGCCTGCGGATGCGCCAGCCAACAAATAGGTGCGGCCATGGGCGCGGCCTGCCGCCTGCGGCTGAAACCGAATCGACGAAGTGCTTCGCTTGTCCACCACGTTGTCGCGGGCGATGAATCCGCGAGCGGTCTGGATTTCCTGCACTGTGACATCGGAATTTTTGTTGACGAAAACAAACTCTGCCAACGGATTTGCAGGCACGGTGACGAACACGGAGGTGGATAGCGCCATGCTGCCCACGGTGCAGTCTGTGAGTGTGCATTTCACCAATGCCAGCCCATTCACGCTGTTCGTAACTGCGCCAGTATTGTTCACACCAAGATTGGCGTTGTTCACGGTAATGTCGCCGGTGCCCAAGAGGGTAAATCGGTTGTAGCGGTCGAAGTCGCCACCGTTGACCACCAGCGCGGTGCCGGGTTGCACTACCACCGGCGTCGTCACGTTGCGCGTCACAAAATCAGTGAGCACAATTCCCGAGCCACCATCGGAAAAGTTGCTCATATAGGCTATTGGCACGTTCACGACGCAGCACGACCGAAACCCGGCCCCCGCACTGGCTGACGCGCCGCGCAATCCTAATTGACTTCCAAGCCCCACCCCGCGAGTCGCGACCGCGCACTCCAAGAACTCAAACTCAACAGAACTGTTTGCAACCCCAATGCCGATGCCATTGCCACTGATGGCGGTTTGCACCGAGCCGTCGCGCCGGATGTTGCTTACCACAAGGCGTGAAATAACACCATCGCGGAACACGGCTGTGGAGTTTGCGAAGTAGGGCGCGGTCAATATCGTGAATGCTGACTGGCTACCAAAGCCGCCGTCCGTACCCAGGCCGTGAAAGCTGACGTTCTTGATGTCAACGCTGTTCGCAGGCATCCCCGTGCGGGGCGTGATCGTGAAACCGGACCAGTTGGTTGCGTTGTGGTGTTCGATGTAGACGTTCGACCAGACGTTCACCACAACTGCACCTGCGGCGCGGCTGTTCGTCCATGCTGTTGCGACCGTGACGTCGTTGCCGCTGATTGCGCTGATTTGGCGGTGTTCGACAAGGGTGCTGCTTATGCCGTTGATCTCGGCGCTGAGGATCATCCAATCACCAACCGCCCAGCCGGTCGCGTCAGTCACCGTGAACGTGGTCGTGCTGCCACCAGTAACGGCAGTTGTGGTCACCGTGTGACGCCGCTTGTCCACGCCACGCATACCAATCAGGTTCATGCGGGTTGTGGTGCCCAGGCCGACGATGTATTTGTTGTTGGCCATCGTCCCCGAGTAGTTCACTCGGACGCCTGCCGTCACAGCCGCTGGGATCGTGTCGCCCTCAACCCCCCAGTCCCATTCGCCCGTGGCCGCGTTCGCAACCGTGCCTTTGATGGTGAGTAGGCTGCTCGTCGTGCGGCTGGCGCGCAAGCGACCGTTGATGGTCAGGCCCGGCGTCGCGTCATTGCCAACGATGCGGGTGCCGTCAACGGTGACCGTGTGCGTGGCCGCGATGGTTACGGTGTCATTCTCCCCGGGCACAACACCGCCCACCCAAGTCGTGGTGGCTGACCAAAGGCCGGTTTGTGCGGAGGTGATCGCGGGCATGTCACTTTACAGGCCGCTGGTGGCCTTCTGAACGGTGTGGGTGAAGGACGACACTGACACGCTGGCGCCGGCCGAGATCGCCTTGCTGTTGAGCACGAGGTTGGGCGTGTCGGCGGTTTCGCCTACCGTGCCGTCCATCACGACAGTCGAGCCGTTGGAGCCCAGCGCCCTGAACCAGGACGCGGTGCCGCTGGCGTCGGCGCTGCTGTCGGCCGTGAGCGCGTTGAATGTCAGCACGCCGTTGACCGCCGCAGGCGCCGCCGTGGTGTTGAAGCGCAACTCTGCCAGCAGCGTCTGCGTGCTGACGGCGGTGTCTGCGTTGGCCGGCTGGGTGCCGTCATAGATGCGCAGGTAACCGTTGTTCAGCCGCGTCGCGAGGTCGTCGGCTTGACCGTTGACGGACGCGTTGGTCAGTTGGGTGTTCTTTGGCATTGCTTGGTCCTCTGAGGTGTAGCTTGTTTTTCAGGTCAAGGCTGGCTGCGCAAGGCGCTCATGCGGGCTTTGTGCTCAGCCTCCTCGCGCGCATCTGCGCGGGAGCGGAAATACAGGTTCACGCAGAAACCGGCCAGGCCGAGCACGATGCCGGCCAGCACTGCGGCCTCTGAGCTGACCAGCCAGCCACCGAGCGTGACGCTGGCGCCGCCGTAGGTGGTTTTCGAGGCGGCACTGGCGATGGTGGCGTCCACGGTTTGCTGGGCGACGTGTTGTTTCATGTCCATGGGCGGCCTCAGCGCTCGTAGGTGGTGACGGTGCGGGTAATCTCGTCGTTGGCGTCACGCTCCACGGTCTGCACGCTGCGGGTGGGGTGGCTGTCCACCACGGTGACGGCGGCGGGCTCGACCTGGTTGATGACGGTGACGGCCGGGGCCTCAGCGCGCACGGTGGGCATGACGGCTTCGATGTGCACCTGGGGCTCGGGCGTGGTGATCTCGTTGCGCACTTCCACGGCCTGTGGCTGCAGGGTGATGGGGGCGTGCACGGTGACCTGGCTGGCGGGTTGCTCCACGCGCACGTCAATGCGCTGGGGCTCGCGGGCGGGGGCGTGTGTGGCGTCTGCCTGGCGCTGCACCAGCGCGGCCTCGGCAATGCGCGTGAGGCTGCCGATGGCTTCGCGGGCGGTGCCTTGCGGGGTGGAGGCAGGGTCTGCGCTGGCGGCGGGCTGGCCGGTTTGCAGCTGCAGCAGAAGGTCCAGCGTGCCATCGCTGCGCAGGCGCTCGAAGTCTGTGCGCAGCTCGGCGAAGACGAGCTCGGGCTTGTAGCCGCGGCGGCGCAGCTTTTCGCTGATGGTGGACAGGCCGCCGCTGATTTCGGCCAGGTCAGCCTTGACGTCTTGCTCGGGGTTGACGTAATCCCACTTGGGCGTGGACCAGTCGGCCCGGTAGTCGGCCTGGCGCAGCTTGCCGGCCAGGACGGCGGCGTCAATGAAGGCGCGCCAGATGGGCACGCAAAGACGCGGGATGAGGGTGAGCCACTGCGTCTGCTCAGCGCCGCGGCGGAACTCGAGCAGGGCGACGCGGGCGCTGCTGAAGTTGACCTGGCTGACATCGCCCGTGAGCATTTCGTAGGTGACGCCCATGCCGGCGGCCACCAGGTGCAGGTTGAAGCGCAGGTAGTCCACGTAGCCGGGCGCGGCCTTGGGCTCCACCACGGTGAGGTTCATGCCCGGGGGCACCTGGGTGATGCTGCCGCTGGACAGGGTGCCCAGCTCACCACTGGCTTGCACGGTGGCGGCGTCTGGCGAGGGGTCAAAGGCCAGGTCTTTGGGGTCTGTGCTGGCCAGCACGGCCAGGCGGGTTTCCAGGTTCTTGCGCTGCAGCTCGGCGTCTTCGTAGAGCTGCAGGTCACGCACGCGGGCGATGACGGGCGCCAGGCGGGTGAAGCCCCGGCCCTGCCCCGGCCGCGCAGGGTTGAACAGGTGGATGATGCTGGAGGCGGGCACCGGGTAACTGGCGGAGCGCTGGCGCCGGCCGGTGACGAGTTCACCGGGGTGCTGGTCGAACAGCCAGTAGTTGGTGACTTTGCCCAGGGCGTCGTATTCGATGCCGTTGACGATGGTGCCGCCAGGGGCGCCTTCGCGGGTGCCGGTCTTGCTGCTGTCCAGCCAGTCAATCTCCAGCACCTGGAGCTGCAGGGGCACGGGCAGGCCGTCTTCGGCGCGGCGGGTGCGCAGGCGGATGAGCACTTCGCCGTCTTGCTCCATGGCGCGGTAGGCGGCGGCCTGGATGCCGTAGATGTCGAGCCGGCCATCGGCATCGGCCACGCGGGCCCATTCGGCCCAGAGGGCGTCAATGTCGGAGGCGCGGCTGGACAGGCTGCGCGGCGTGATGCCGGTGCCCACGATGTTGGCCACCAGGCTTTCCAGGCCGCGGGCCACGTAGGGCACGTTCTGCACCAGGCTGCGGGCGCGCACGCGCAGGGTGGTGGCGTCGCCGGTGTGGTCGGTGTTGGCACTGGCGCCGGAACGGCGGGGGCGCCAGCCGTCACGCGGGCTGGCCCCTTCATAGGCGCGCAGGCGCTCACGGTCACGAATGCGCTTGAGGCCCGCGCTGGGCGCCACCGCGGCGATGAGCTTGTCGAGGATGTTGCCTGCCATGGTGGTGCCGGGGCCTTAATCGCCGCGCAGGGTGGCGAACTGCACGCGGTAACTGCCGCGCCGGTTGGAGGCCTGGGGCGAGACGGCGGCCAGCTCGCCCTTGATGAGGGTGCGGGCGCGTTCCAGGTCAGCCATGCTGCGGTAGGTGATGCGCCGGCCATTGACTTCGACCGTGAGCTCGCCGGTGGCGATGGCTGTGTCAACGGCGTTCAGGTCTGATGTGGTGAAGCTCATGGGCGGTGTTGCATAGTGTCCTGCGTGGTGCGCGCCAGGGCGCGGGCTGGATGGCTTCTTGCGGGATGCGCTGACGGTAGCCGGGGCGGTGTCTCATTTCCAGGAAAACTGAGACAAGCGGGTGAGACAAGCGGCTGAGACAAGCGGGTGCCCTGCCCTGACCGTTCAGGCCGGCGGGGCCACGCTGCGGCGGCTGGATTGCTTGAGCACGCGGTACACGGTGGCGCGGCCGATGCTGAGGGCCCGGGCCACCTCGGTGGCGTTGCGGCCGTTGAACATGGAGAGCACCTGGCTGACCAGTTCCTGCCGGGCGCTGGCGGGGCGGCTGGCGATGTAGCACTCTTCGCCCCGGAACTCAGCGCGCACGGCGGCCTTGAGCTGCTGCAGGGCCTGCGGCTCGAGCACGGTGAGGCGTGGGTCTTCGCGCAGGAACTCGAAGATGCGGTCGACCAGGTCAGCTTCCTGCGCTGGCGGGGTTGGGGGCTTGGCTGGCGTGGGCGCGGGCTTGCGGGGTGGGGGGTCTGCAAGGGCGGTGGCGGCGGCCTGGGGGTGGGCCTGTAGGTGGGCCTGGGGGTGGACCTGGGCGTGGGCGGCGGGTTTGGGCATGGGGGTTACCAGTCGCGGGTGGGGCGCCTGGGCGGCGGCGCAGGGGGTGGCGGGGCGGGCTCGGGTGGAGCGGCGGGGGCTGGTGGGGTGGGCGGGGTGGGCGCGGGGGCTGGCGGGGCGGGTGCGGGGTCTGGCGCTGGGGTGGCGGCGCTGGGCAGCGGGGCGGTCTGGGTGGGCGGCGCGGGCGGTGCAGTCGGCCCGGCCTGGGTGGGCGCAGGCTGCGGGGCGGCTGACATGGGCGCGGGGGCGGTCTGGGGCGCGGCCTGGGGTGCAGGCGCGGCCGGCGCTTCGTCGAACAGGCTGCGCTCTTCCACGCGGTTCTGCCACTTGAGCCAGTCGCCCTCTTTCCAGCGGTCGATGCCGGCGAAGTGGGCGCCGGCCAGGGCGTAGACGGCGCAGTCCAGCGCTTCGTTTCGGCGGCCGTTGGGCTTGACCCATTCGAGGCGCTGGCGGCCTTTGACGTATTTGGTGACCAGGCGCTCGGCGGTGAGCTGCTCGAAGACTTCGGGCGGCAGCAGGCGGCTCAAGAGCACGTAGCCGGGGCCGGGCTGCTCGGTGCGCAGGCGGCCGTAGATTTCGGCCTTGGCGGTGTCGGTGCCGATGGGCCAGAGCTTCACGCCGCCCTTGATCTTGTTGCCGCGCCAGTTCACGTCCACGTCGGTGGGCTTGCCCAGGATGGCCTTGCCGGCCTGGCTCTGGCCCTTGACGGCGTAGACGTGGGCGTGCTGGTGGGCGCGGGCGTAGGCGTAGACGGCCTGGGTGTGGTGGCCGCCCGAGTCGATCATGGTGGCGATGATGGGCACGGGCCGGCCGCTGGCGTGCAGCACGGGGGTGCGGCGGTATTCGGTGAGGCGGGCCCACACGCTGCCGGGTTCGCTTTCGGCCTGGCCGGGGTCGCCGTAGAAGACGGCGCGGTCCACCAGTTGGCGCTGCATGCCGCGGCCCCAGGCCCAGAGGTAGGCTTCGATACGGTCACCCTGGGTGTCCACGCCCATGGTCAGCACGAAGTGGCCCCACTGCACCTGGCGCAGGGGCACATCGGTGGCGCGCTTGCGCAGGGCGTGTTCGTCGGCGCGGTCGCCCTGCTCTTCGAAGGTTTCGGCCAGGCGCGTGTTGACGAAGACGCGCAGCAGGCTGATGTCACCCGTGCGGCTGGCGGCGATGGCGGTTTCCCACTCGGTCACCAGCGTGGCCCAGCTCAGCCAGCCCAGCGGGCTGTAGAGGCTGCTGAGCTGGAAGCCGCGCACGCGGCCGGCGGCGGCGCCAGGGTTCTCAGCCACCCAGCGGCCACCGGCCAGCATGCCAGGCTTGTGGTGCTCGCGGATCTCGGCGCCGCAGGCGCGGCAGACGTAGCGCACCGTGTCGGGCAGGGCGCGGCCTTCAGAGTCGCGGTCCCACTTCAGGCCGTGGGGCTTGTCGGTGCCCCAGTCCAGCGGCTGCAGTTCCTGGCAGTGCGGGCAGGGTACGTGGAAGCGGGCGCGGTCGCTGGCGAGGTAGCGGCCCTCGATGCGGCTGAAGTCTTTGGTGGTGGGCGTGCTGGTGAGCAGGCGCTTGCGGCGGCTGAAGGTGGACTGGCGGGCTTCGGCCAGCTTGATGGGGTCACCCTCGCCGTCCACGTCCAGCGGGTAGCCGTCGATTTCGTCCAGGAACAAGTCGCGCACGGGCATGGAGCGCAGGCCCGCGGCGCTGTTGGCGCCGGCCACGGCCATGAAGCCGCCGGCGAACTCCTTGAGCAGGGTGGTGTTGGCGTCATCCCTGGACCTGTTTTCCCTGACCTTGCGGCGCAAGGCTGGCGACTCCTCGATCATGGGCGCCAGGCGCTGGCGGCTGTAGCGCTTGGCCATGTCGATGGTGGGCTGCACGATCATCACCGGCCCGGGGTTGGTGTCCACCAGGTAGCCCAGCCAGTTGGAGCCGATGCGGGTCTTGCCGGTCTGCGCGCCCCACATCAGCACCACCTCTTCCACGGTGCTGTGCTGGCTGAGGCAGTCCATCGGCTCGCTGGCGTAGGGCGTGCGCGCGGCGCGGTAGGGGCCGGGCTCGGCGCTGT